ATTCGGAGATGTAATGAAGTTAACACAATCTGAAATAAAACATCTAAAGAGTCTAACAGACAAGCAACTAATAAAGTTTGGTCTTGATAAAAAGGTTTTAAAGGATCTCGAGATTGCTGCAAGTCCAATCAAATGGGCTACTAAATATCTCAGAAACCCAGAAAATCCTAGAGAGACCCTTAAGCTTCGTGATATGCAGAGAGAAATTATTGCTCTGAAGGGAAAGAGAATAGCTATTCGTGCATCTCGTCGTACTGGTAAATCAATATCAGTTGCTATCAGAATTCTATATCACGCTATAACAGAAGAGAACGTTCCTATCCTAGTTGTAACTCCTTATCTATCACAGATTAAGGAGATTTTTAATGACATTGAACTTCTCATCTCAAACAGTCCAGAGATAAGCGAATCGGTTGTTCGTAGTGTTAAGAGCCCAGTTTACGAAATACAATTTGCAAATCGTTCTGTTGTAAAGGGAATGTGCGCTGGATCAACTCCTGGTAGGCGCGGCTCTTCGCTTCGTGGTCAAGGCGCAAAGTACATCTTCGTTGACGAGTTCGATTATATGGACGAAGAGAGCTTGACGGCTCTTTTCATGATAACGAAAACAAGAATTGATACTGAGCTATTTGTAACTAGTACTCCATCTGGATTAAGATCGTGGTTTTACAAATGGTGTACAGAACCAAAGAAATACAATTTCATAGCTAAACACTATGGAAAAGAACACATTCCAAATTGGACTGAAGAAGATGAATTTCTTGCTAGAACTCTTTATTCTGAATCTAGATATGCACACGAAGTTCTGGCCGAGTTCTCCGATGAAACAACCAATGTGTTTTCTACACAACACATCGACCAGTGTATCCATTGGTACAACCCAGATCTTTTGACATACGATCCAGATAAGAAATATGGAATCGGTGTAGATTGGAATTCAGCAGAGACGGGTTGTCAGATAGTTATAATGGAATACTGTAATGGCGCAAAACCAAAGGAATGTGATAAAGAATTTTTGAACACCATTAATAGATGGAGAATGGATGTAAACAAAGAGACCAAAGAAAAGCTTTATGAAAAGCTTGAATGGGGTTTCTTTTCCAAGAAGATCAGGGTGTTTCGTAGGATCTCTGTCACCGGACAACCTTTCGTACAACACAAAGCCGTTGAAGCTATTCTAGCATGTTACAGAGCGTTCAATCCTGTGTTCGTTTGGGTTGATCAAGGATTTGGAGAAGCCCAAGTAGAAATCATGTTGAAATGGGCTGTTGAGAACAATGATAGAAAACTCCCAAAGATTTTGAAAGCTTGTAACTTCTCTGGTACCATAGAGATACAGGATCCGTTTGGTCCGGACAAGATCAAGAAGAGATTCAAAAACTATATGGTTACAACAGCACAAAGATATATGGAACACATGGAGCTTGTAATGCCAATGGCTGATGACGAAGAAACTCTTCTAGTTGGGCAAATGAGACAGTACTGTGTTGAGAAGGTAGCAGCCAACGGCGAACATGTTTACAGTAAGGGTAACGATCACAAATTGGACGCAATGATGCTGGCCATACTAGGATTTGATTATAACTATGGTTTGCTAACTGGTAAGAGAGATAGAACTCTAGATAGTATCCCAATTGGTGTTGTTCCAGTGAGTATGAGTGAACGCCCAATGGTTTCAGAAGCTGATAACACTAAAGATAAACCAACTAAGAATCCATATGTTGATAAACCTGAAAGAGACGATAAGATAGTCTTTCGAAACGTCCCTCTCCCTGTTCCTTTTAGAAGGTGGGTCCCATAAGTTTCTCTTATAGAAAACCGCTGTCTGTTATTCCTAGTAGCGATGGCTTTTTAGAAAAAGCCACAGAAGAAGCTGCTTCTAGAACTAACATTAATCCTGGTACAATCGGTGCTCATGGTAATGCTCCAATTGGATATCCTGGTTCTATAGGAACGCCTCTTACAGAAGACCCAGAAGTAAAGAAAGAAAGAGAAGAGCAAGAGATCTTTGATCAAAAGATCATAGATACAATTGCTTTGATAAAAGGTATTGATGGTAAGTTTAAAGAGATACAGAGACAATCAGATGAAATCAACAAGAATGATTTTTACATTCGTTTCGACGCCAATAAATATCCCGATGTATCGTTAGCTGTTACCTTTTATACTAACCAAGAGACAAACAACTATATTTCGTGGTCCACGTATAAGAAGGCAAAAGAAGAACTCAGACAGATATACGATGAACAAGTTCTCGAGACTCGTCAAGCTTCGCAAAATTCTCCAAGTTCGGGTTCCGTTTCTGGTCTAGCTTCTATTCTTTCCGAAAAGAAAAAGAAAAAGAAGAAGCAGATGTATTCCGCTGCATTCAGAGCCATCCTTAAGGATTTGATAAAGTGGTTCTATTCAAGACCACCTATCAAAATCATTTACGACATAGCCAAGAGATTATTCTTATCTATAAGTAAACAAGATGATAGCAAAAAACTGATTCAGGAAGAAGCTAATGCTCTTGTTGAAATTGGAATATCTTCAGATATACGAATCATTGACGACGAGATTGTAGATTTTGACTACCTAAGAAATAGCAGCGATGCAAAATCTGAGAGAGCCACAACCCTTCTTGATTATGTAATTGATTGTGTAAAAGGTGATGAACAGTATATTGCTGCTAATATTCCATTTCCAGAACTTATCCTTATGGATGAGATGCTCCTTCCAATGCAGGAGGAGTTTTATCTTGCAACAGAATTAACAAGTCCATTCATATCTGATCCAGAAGTTAGAGCAATAGGAGCCAATTCGGCTACACATAACCCTGATTCTATGCCATACGCTCGCCAGTCTGTTCTATTGTCTCGAGCTATAAGACCTGTCTTTCAAGAGTCTTTCCTAAAGAGTCTTGATGGAAGCCTTGCTCGAATACTTAGAATACTACAAGGCTGGTATCTGGATCCGAGAACGTACTGTTGTTTGATTAACATCATGGGTGGACTGTCTAAAGTAACACCCAAATGGCTTTATGCTCTTCGTTTTAACCTTAAGTATTCCATAGCGTTACTAGATTTAGAGCACATGACAATAAGAGATTCCATGAAGAACATTCTGAATCTCATTATTCAAAGCATTGTTGGTGGTATCATAATGCATCTACACGCTTTTGCCAGAGGATATTTGAACAAGAAAGAACACGAGCTTCTAGCTTCTATTTTGGACTCCAGTTCTAAGTTTGCCAGATGCGCACCTTATGATGTACTTGTACAGGAGTTTAAGGTACAAGCAGATGCTATGGTCAATCAGCTAGCTGCTCTAGCTAATAACCTAACTGGTAAGTTGATGATCTCTGTCAATAGATTCGAAACAGGAATCGGTATAGCAGAAAAGAGACTTGCTCTACGACAGACTGTGGATCTTCTAGATATCTTTATTAACAGTTGGGAAGTCGGTTACATCTGTAGCTCTAGTGGATTTAATGAATCTGGACTAGATTACAAAGATGACGAGAGAAAGCCAGTCCTCTCGTCATTAGATCAATTGACGGATGCTGAAAAGAAAGAGTTCTTTGTAAAGACTGGTGCGGTGACCACTGATATGTTACCTCCTGTATCCAAAGAGGAAATGATCACATTCTTAAAAACCTCTATTGGAGCACCAGAGAATGTTGTGTCTGAAGTAGCAAGGATCTATGAAAACCCAACTGAACTAGCTTCGTGTATTGCTGGATTTACAGATAATCAGATCTCTATTTACAAGTCAGAGACCCAACGAATCCTATCCGGATCCAGATAAGCTAAGTCCTTCCCTTTCAAAAAGTTTTGAAATTTCGGATAAAAAAAGATACTATATCTTTCTGTAGGGCGTGTTTACGCCCTCTTATTTATAAAGATGATATACTCCTCAGCCATAAGTAATCCTATCCAGGGTGTTTCTGATGCAATAAAGAAACAAGTGGCTGGGTTTTCTGTTGTATTCGCCAACTTCTATGGAAGCTTATTTGATCGTCTTGGTGTCTTCGTTTTACCAGAGTTTAATCTTCTAAAAGTACGCGATGCACTAAATGCTGAAAGTATTTTTCGAAGAGTTGTTGATAAATATCAAGAACAAATCTGGAAAAATGGATGGAAGTTTAAAAGCAAGAGCACAGAGAATGTTCGATACATAGAAAGACGATTCAAAGAGATTGCAGAGGTTTCCCAGGTTCCCACTCAGCTCTTATTTGAGAGAATATCCAGACAAGTTATTTTGAACAGCAACTGTTTCATAGCTAAGGTTAGAGACAAGAATGCTAGTACTGGTAACGAGCGTGTTAATCTCTCTGGTAAGAAGCTAAAGCCTGTTGCTGGGTACTTTGTACAACCAGCCGAATACATGCAGATTAGACGAAATTCAAACGGTAAGATAACTGGATATCGTCTCGAGGTTGATGGAAACGCAAGTGTTGAATGGGATCCAGAAGATATGATTCATATCACTATGCACCAGCAAGAAGGGTATAGTTTTGGAACCCCAATGATTGTTCCAGTTCTTAGTGATATTGCTGCCCTTAGAAGGGTAGAGCAAAGTGCTAATGTTCTGGTCTTTCAACACGCCATACCAATTCTTCACTTTCTAATTGGTGATGAAGATGAACCTGGAACAAAAGAAGAAATTGTTGATTTGAATCAAAAGATAACAGAGATGTCTGTTTACGGCCATCTTGTTACTACAAATAGAGTTAAGGTTGATGTTGTGGGGTCTGGTAGACAGTCATTAGACCTCACTTCTATTTTAGAGTATTGGAAGACAAGAGTTCTTTCTGGTCTTGGAATTTCTAGCGTTGGTATGGGTGAAGCAGATACATCTAATAGAGGAACTGCTACAACCGTTATTTCTGAATTCCAAAGCACATCAGCTGCTTTTCAGAGATGCATTGCTCTTGGCATAAATGAGTTTATGATCAAGGAGCTTCTAGCTGAAAAGGGAATTAATCCAATAAGATTAACTGATGCCCAGATGGTCTATATCCATATGCCGGAGATAGACTTACAAAACAAGATTTCGCAAGAAAACCAGATTGTGTTCCTATACGAACATTCTGCCATAACCGAGGACGAAATGCGTTACGAATTGGGAAGAGAACCGATTACAAATTCCCAAAGAGATAAGATGCATTTGGAGCTAATTGATATTCCAAAGGCTATGGCTTCTAAGGGCGTTGTTGATGGTGAGTTTATGCTACCAAGTCCGGAGACAACAAACAAGGTCAAACCAACCAATCAGCACGGCACAAAGACTTCTCCAAGTCGAGCCAAAAACGATTAGGAGTTAAAATGCTTATAAGAGAAAGTTTCAAAATAAACAGTAGCAGTATAGTTGATATTGATGGGAAACCATTCAAAGATCGGAAGAGCGTCGT